CAATAGTAAATACTTGTCTCTCAAAACTTATGAAACTTCTTGCTGGTGCGTTTCCTAAATAGGCCATGAATCTCCTTACGTACTAATTGCATCGACAACAGACATCCAAACACTTAACGAACTTGCCGTGTCGGACTGTGCTTTTACCACGTCTCCCGATTCAATTACTATCTTACTTCCACCGTCTATCAGTTCGAGCGATCCGCCTGCAACTATCGGTGCATTTTTAATTAAATAATGGTCCTGAGAACCACCTGTTACTGATGATGTAATAAACACACTTGCACTTATGGTTGATGTAGTTGTGTTTGCTAAACGGATAGAGATAATCGCGTCATCAGAATTACTAGTGTGAATAGTAGAAGCTGATGTTCCTACGTCTTGATCCCCATATCTTTCAAAATCTTGTGCCATATTACTCCTTTACTATAAGGCGATTGCCATTGCAACCGCAAATCCTGCTGATATTCCTGCAGATCCACTAGAGGCTGCTGTTACTCTTCCTTTTGCATCTACTGTGATTGATGAATTTGTATAACTAGCTGCAGTTACACCAGAGTTAGCTAGTGTTAAAGCTCCGCCTGATGCAATTGTTGCATCACCTGATATATCAACTTCTTCAAATGATGTGCCATCAGCTACTAAAATTTTATTAGCTGTGTTTGTTGGCATCTTTAATTTAGATCCAACAGTTATATCTCCTAAAGTAGATAAGTTTGAATTAACTTTGTTACCAATACTTGTAACATGGTTACCCATGTAAGCGTGAGATGAACATTGATAGTATAAAATATTTGGTGTTTCAGAATCAACTGCTATTTGTGTGTATGCTCCAGAACTACCTGGGCTACCATTTGTTGTTACACCTGTTGTGTATGCAGTTGATTTATCTGCTTCTAAATAAAATCTTAATGGGTGACCAGAATTAGTAGAATCAGATTGATCAAATCTATAGTAATATTTGTAAGACGTATCTGTTCCTGACAATCTTAATGCAGGAGATTCTAATCCATCTAAATAGTAAGCTAAAGTAGATGCTCCACCAGCGCTTTCATATGGGTGATTACCTGATTTATCTGCAACTGTAACTGTAATAACTTTTGGCGCTGATGATGAACCATACTCTTCTGGATTTGGTAAACCTATTTTTGCACCTGGTACTGTACAGAATACTTCTGTTGCACCTGCAAAGTTTACTTTTGCATCACTATTAGAACTGGAGATAACGTAAGTTCTAGCAAGTGTGCTTGCTGCTCCATTTAAAGTTCCTAAACCAACTTCAAAGTTATTTGTTCCTGTTTCAAAGATACAGTAATAGGTAGTATTACTTCCACCTATGCCAGCAGAGAAAGTTTCAAAACCTGAAACTGCTCCACCTAGTGTGAATGTACCTGTTCCAGTAGTCGAACTGGATTCTTTTACCCTGTCGTTTAATTTAAACGCCATTTATTTTTTCTCCTATTACGATGCTAAACTTATAATTGCATTAGCTGGTGTTCCTGTTGCTGGGAATACTATTTTAAAGTCTCCGTTTGTAGCAGTCTTGGACCCGCCAAAATCTAACACAACACACAACTTATCGCTATTGGTATCGTTGTATATTGCACCGAAAGCAGCTGTGAAAGTTACACTAGAAAATGTTAAGTCGTCAAAATCAACAAAAGATGTAGCACCTGTCGTAACTGATTGGTTTTGCAAAACAAGACCAGTAGTTGTATAGCCACTACTACCACCTGAACTTACTTCATTAGTTGTGTCGTAAGCCGTGCTTGATGTTGAGTATGGATTAGACGTGTACAAAGCTAGTTTAAATTGATTTCCGCCACTTGCAAAATTATGCGTACCAGAAAGTAATTCACCTTTAAATGCATTTGGTATTACGTTTGCCATTTATTATCTCCTTATATTTATGGTGATGGTGATTGTATTGGAATACGAATAACACCATCTTGATATTCGTCTCTGCGTCTACGACCCATTTGTTCAGTCGCGTACGATTGAAGCGCTTTTTGATAAGCCTGCGTGTAGTATTGTACCATATCTGCAGGACCTTTCAAGTATCCATATGCTTCTACCAAACAACCGTATAAAAGCAAATCTTGATATTTATTTGATACGTATGTCCCGTTTGTAGCTGCTGGGGCTGCTGTTGGTTGTGTAGTATCTGTTATACTAAAAGGTTGTTTTACATACGCTAATGTTATTTCATACTGAGCGTTTGGTGTTGGTGCTACAACCCAAAAATTAGCATCCCAATTAGCATAATACTTAGGAATTCCTGATTGTGTTGCAGGAGTGTCATAAAAAGACGCCATGTAACTAGCTTCTTTTTTTTCAAGAAAAGTTTGTACATTTGGTGTAACATTTGTATCCTTTAATTGAACATATCTAATGCTTCTTAAATCTGATGGTATTGTAACGTACCTATTTCCTGTAACAAGAGTTGATGTAGCGTAAAATCTATTATCATCTGAATCAGCCTCTCTGTATATTCCATTTTCTGCATTTTTAATTATAGTGTCTAATACGCTATCTGATAAAACTGTGCTGTCTACTTCAGTATAATTTCTGATATCTGTTTGTAAGTTAGATAAAGTGTATGCCATTATTTAATAATCTCCTGACATGCTAAACAGCTTTTTCTAAAATATAAATGACCTGGACAATGAGTAGGTCTTACCTCTTCATATAAAACAAGATGTGGATCTTGTCTTTCAGGGTTGAATAAGTTTTTAAAAAAATTTTTTATTTTATTTATCATGGTGTTATTGTCACCGGTCCTCCTGATAGACCAGCTCCTCCTCCCTTAATAAGTCCTGTTGTAGCAGTATTTGTTGCTACAGTAAAATGAAAAAAATTTGATAGTGTGTAGTCCGTTCCTAAAATTACAGGTCCAGAAGTTATTTTTCCACGAGTAATAGTATAACCCGCAGCTCTTTGAACATTGGAACCTGCTATTCCATCAAAATCTGGTATATCTGCAAAAGCAAAAACTGGATTATCTTCTGTGCCTGTGCCAGGTGATATTGTTGGTGGTCCTCTAAAAACTACAGTGTCTCCTGTAGTTAAACCATGACCAGGTGCAAAAACATTTATATTAGCATTTCCTGCTTGCATAGTTTCAAAAGGATTCTCTGGTAATATAAATAATGTTTCTGGTTCACTTCTGTCAACTCTAACATTTCTTAAAGATACTGCATCTGCTGACATTGGTTTTGGTTCTAATTGTGGTTGCTTTGGTTCAAATTCTGATACATGCACAAATGATCCATTCCATTCTCTTACCATCTCACGATATGGAAACTCCATTCCTGATCTATCTGATATTGCTTTTGCGTATTTACCTGTTGCGTATTTTGGCATTATGTTCCTGGGTAATATGTTTTAGGTGTTATGTGCGTGCTGGATGCAGAACCATCTTCTGCTAGTGCTCTTTGAAACTCGTCTTCATAGACTAATTTCATAGCTTGCATTAATTGTGGTGCATACTTCATTGATAAATAATATGCTAAACCTGAAACCATACAAGGCACAAATCTAAATGGAACATCGGTTGCATTTGTATATGCGCCCACGTCTTGTATTCTTTTTATAAAATATATATGCATATCTTTTGTAGCATTTGTAGAATCTGGTGTTGGGTATACGTGTATTCTAACTTTATCAATAAATCTTTCTACCCAGTATTGATTAGGTGTGCCTTTTGATAACTTGTTAGAAAAGCCTGCGTATACAGATCTATCAACTTTTGTCATCGGTGAGTCTGATTGTGTGGTTTGAGTTCTGTTAGATCTTAATTGTGCTTCAAGAACATCCGACATTCCATGTATAGGATTTGTTGGAGTTGTAACAGCACTAGTTCCATCACCTGCAGATCTAAAAAAGTCATAGTCTGATTGACCTTCTATTAAATCAATATTAGTGTCTTCTATTTCCCAGTAATGGATTCCTCTGTTTCCCCACTCTTGAAATAAAATATTTAAAGATCTTCTAGACGTTTTTAGTTGATATCCTGATACACTCTGAATACCAAGACGTTCAAAAGCTTCTTCTATTATTTCATCAATAGAAAAAGTTCTGTCAAAAGTAGTTGTGCCCGAGGTAGTATTAGCCATTTAACCTCCTAGCCAGTATAACCTAGAGTGACTGATCCTGTTCCAGTTACATCTGCATAGATAGTATTTTCAAATCTAATACCGTTTCCAGGCACATATATATCTAATCCTTCACTTCCAAAAGTAGATTCAAATATTATATTTCCAGACGCAGATGTTGCATCATAAAGTTTTATATTTGTAATACCCGTAGCTTGAATATATGTAACTCTAGCAGGACCAATATTAACAGATCCTCCTGAAAAAGTTTTTACCTGTCCATCAGCTGTAAATGTTGTAAATTTCTGATCTGAACTCATATTTTTCTCCGTTAAAACTTAAGTGGGGCCGAAGCCCCACGTTAAATTAATTATGATAAATTATTGTTTTGTATATACAAAACAGTTACTGTCGCTGCACCAGTTGTACCATCACCGTTAGCTGCTGTGAACACAGCATTAACAGTCTGATCAGATGATCCAATATCTGTACCATCAGTACCAATAGTACCTCTAGTTGTAGCCAAAGCTTTTACGTTTGTGTTTGCAAGATATTCGTCATCGTCACCAGAGTGTCCGACTTTTACAGTTGCTGTACCACCATCGTTAGAAACAGTTGTAACATTTAAAATTACATCAACGATTTGTGAGTTTGCAGGAATAATTCCTACAGCTGTAGTAGCAGTTGCACCGATAATATCGATTACTGCTGATTGAGCCATTAATACAAACCCTGTGTTTGCAGTAGCTCCTTCTCTTATCGATCCCGCTTTTACCGGTCCCGAAAATGTAGTTATTGCCATAATTGTATCCTCCTAGTTTTCCGAACGTAGTCTCTAGGCCGTCGACTATACTCGTCTACGTTCTGATTAATTGTATAGTGTGTTTTTTATATACTAGATTTAAGTAGAGCGCAAGAGGGCCTATAATGTGGATTGGATTTTTCCAACGATGTAGCTTTTTATTAAGTTGCTACAGAAACTTGTGGTTGAGAAGCTTCTATCTTATTTCGCATATGCTCTTTTTGAGCTTCTGCAATTTTTATATGGCTAATTACATCTCTGACTTTTCTGTCAATTTTAACCATATTGAGAGTATATCTACCCTCTTTAAGATGCTCCTGTTCCCATTCGAGATCCAGACCTCTCTTCTTTGTGTAAAGGTCCTCTAGATGTTGCATCATGTTCTCCATCGATAACCTCCTCATAGGTTATTCGTTTAATCTTGGGATCGTTCATTTCTACAAGATAATCCCATTTTATATCTTTTTTTCCTAGTTTGTCAACTATGGCATTTTCGATATCTACCGGGCCATCTACACTTTCTATAACAAAATCAGCGTGCATTTGATATGCATAAATTTGTACTCTGAATTGTTTAATGGGCATTTTTTCTTTCTATTTTATGAATGTGGCGAGACTGTGTCCCGCCACATAAATTAGATGTTACGCACCTTCAACGCCGAAGATACCTCTAGGGTCTGATACTCCAAATGAGTATCTTTCTCTAGCTTTGTATCTAACATTGCCAGTATCGAAATCACCTTCCATTGCAGTTGTCAATGGAGCTCTTGTGAACATTTTCATACCGTTAGGTACGTCTGTCAAGATATAGAACGCATCTGAATCAGTTAGGTAATTGTTCACTCTGTATCCTTGAGGAACCATTCCCATTGAAACGATTGCATTTATATCGTTGTCAGCTGTTCCAGTTCTACCTTGAGATTTCATCAATCTCTCAGCTGTAAACTGAAGCTCCGAAGGAATGATCATTTTCACTCCTCTTGCTGCAACTCTAAGACCTCTTTCATCAGTCATTTTCGCGATTTGAATCAACGAATTTTCTAATGAAGTTTCGTTAAGATCAGCCTGAACAGTCAAGGTATTTTGGAAAGTACCTGCTATTGTAGGGTGAGCAGTGCCAAATAAAGATTCGCCGTCGCCTGATAAGAAAGTGTTTACACCTGGTAAACCATTAATTAAAGGCTCGACTGCTTTTACTTGTTTTGCATTGCTCATAGATCTTGCTAAAGCTTTTGTATATCTAGACGCAAGTCTGTCATACAAATTGTCCTCGATTGCTTCTTCAGTAATCGCGAACGCTAAAGCCACGGTCTCGTGAGTGTAACGAGCTGTGAAAGTTTCTTGTGCTTCGTCAAAAGATACGCCTGCACCTTCACCTTTCACTTGTGCGTTTCCGAAACCAGATAACATTACTTCTTCTTCAAAAGCTCTGTCACTGTTTTCGTTAGTATAAATTTCAGCATGCTGAT